CGCCGGGTTCCGGATACACGCAGAATGCAACAGGTATTGTTTTTAATCCGCCCACAGCACCACTCCCAAATCCTCCTGCAAATCCTGCAATTGTCGACATCGTAGTGGCCGAAAACACCTTTGGCACAGATCCACACCTGTATTGGCAAGTCTGGGCCGGTACTGCAACTAATAAATCTATTCAACTTCAATTGAATGCGGTATTATCTTACTTTAAGGGGCTGGGGTATACAATTCAAATACAATCAAATCCGATGACCAATTCAACAATCTCATGGCGAATCTGTTGGTGAGATATATGCCTACATTGTAGTAAGAGTGGGAGTGGGAGTGGTAGTTCAATGCATTTATGGCATTTCGATAACTGCGAAACCTTGATTGCTAAATGATACTCTTTATGTTACAATTCGTTAATGCAAATATTAAAGAAGTTTGATTATCAGCCTCTAAAACGTGTGGATAATGGTAATGGGCGTCGTTACATCATCGGGGAAAGTCGTCCATTACCTAGTGTCACGACAATTTTGAGCAAGACCACAGATCTTACCCATATCTGGCAATGGCAAGAAAGAATTGGGATAGAGGAAGCTAATAAGATAAAAACCACAGCAAGTAACTTAGGTAATGGAATGCATAAGAACCTCGAGAGATATATTCTCGGTGAAAGTATGGATGGTTCATTTATGGCACAAGCATTGGCGAATGTAATCGTTAAACACGGGCTCTCTAAGGTCGATGAGGTATGGGGAATAGAGGTAGGTTTATATTCCACTGACTTATATGCAGGAACAACCGATTTGGTCGGGTCTCATCAAGGAATTCCGTCGATTATGGATTTTAAGAATAGTCTAAAAGAGAAGAAAAAAGAATGGATTGAAGACTATTTTTTACAATGTTGTGCATACGCCTCGAGTCATAATGAAATGTTCGGAACAGATATTCGTCGAGGTGTTGTTATGATAGCAACTCGTGACGCGAAGTATCAAGAATTTATTATCGAGGGTGACGAATTTACACACTACGAAACTATATGGGTAAATAAATTATGCGCTTATTATGACCAGTATGGTGTGGACTAAATACGTCGCAGTATAAAGTAATATAAATGTCAACTACCACGAAATTATGACTTGGAATGCAATCCCCGATGAGGAACGTCTCCGCCTCTGGAAAAAATTAAGGAACGAATTAACTGGATTGCCGATTGAACAGCAATTATCGGCAATCGCAAAATTTTGTTCAGCGATTCCCTGCGGAGCAAGAACCTTAGACTATTATAGTGCTGAAAATTGGCCCACTCCGTGGGAGATTTTATATCACGGTTCATTTTGTATAAGTTCGATAAGTTTGCTAATGTATTATACAATAACGGTAACGAACAGCAATTTAGCAAATAATGTAGAATTATGGTTAGTAAAAGATAACGACGGCGATTATCTTCTTCCAGTAATAAATGATCAGTTTATATTGAATTACGAGTCGGGTACGGTAAGTAATCATTCAGAGATTTGTGATTACTTTATTGTCATGCAGAAATTTTCAAGACTGCAAATAAAAACAATAGCATAGAGAGAAAAGAAAATGTCGAAAACTGAAATATGTGTTATGAAACGAGACGGCACAAAAGAGCCGTATGATGTTTCAAAGATTAAAAAGTCCATACAGATGGCCTCCGAGGGCCAAGATGTAAACCCATTAGAGCTAGAATCAAAATTTGATCAATTTCTAAAGTCTGGGATTAAGACACGAGATATTCAACTAAATGTGATTCAGCACGCTATTCAATTAGCGACACCGACAGCACCGGACTGGGTTAATGTTGCAGGTCGCGCTTTAGCAATGGACGAGTGGGCCAATTTTCCATTGAGGGGTAAATCTTTTAGGGAAGTGGTTCAATACAATGTAGAAAAGGGTTATTATTCTAAAGACCTTTTGGAATTTTACTCCAATGCCCAGCTCGATGATCTCGGTGCAGCAGTGAAGATGGTTCGTGATTTGGATTACAGCTATGCTAGCCTAATTACTGCCAAGAAAAAGTATTTGGGTAAGGCTGAATTGAATCAGCATATGCATATGGTAAATGCAATGCGTTTTGGACAATTTGAGCCTGAAGAAACAAGAGTTAAATTTGTGAAGGAAGTATACAATGCACTTTCCCAGCGTAAGATCTCTCTAGCTACCCCTTTCCTTGCAAATTTACGTAAGGGAGGAAATGTAGCATCCTGTTTCATTATTGCTGTTGAAGATGATATTGATTCGATTTTTGATAATATCAAACGTGTTGCTTTAATTTCAAAGAATGGTGGCGGACTAGGACTATTCCTTGGCTATCTGCGTGCCAAGGGAGATGATGTTAATGGTTATCCGAATGCAGCTGGTACAGTTGTTCAATGGATTAAGATCCTAAATGATACTCTTGTTGCAGTTAATCAAGGTGGCAAACGATCGGGCGCCGGTACTATCGCACTTCCAATCTGGCATAATGATATTTTGGACTTCCTTGACATGCAGACCGAGCACGGCGACCCGCGATTGAAAGCGTATGACATCTTCCCTCAAGTTTGTATCCCGGATATCTTTATGCAGCGTGATAGAGAGAAAGGGCAATGGATTACTTTTTCGCCATTTGAAGTTAAGAAGAAGTTAGGCATCGATGTTCGGGGACTTTATGGTGATGCCTTTACACAGGCATACTTAAAGATTGAAAAGGCTGCAGAAGAAGGCAAGATTCAAGTCACGCGCAAGTTTGATAATGCGCGTGATTTGATGAAGATTATCATGCGTATTCAATTTGAATCGGGATTGCCTTATATCTCCTTTACAGATACAATCAATGAGTACAATCCTAACAAGGGCGACAACAATGGACATATAGGAATACCTTGTACTAATTTATGTACAGAAAGTTATAGCAATGTAAAACCAGATGAGCTCGGTCACGTATGTAACCTAGCCTCTATTGTGCTTGGTAACATCAAGGACTTTAAGGAATTAGGTAAGATTGCAGGACTAACCACTAGGGTTCTCGATTATGGTATTAGTTTGACTAACGCACCGGATAAGATCACCGCAGCACACAATAGTCGCTATCGAACTATTGGTGTTGGTTTGCAAGGACTCCATGATCATTTAGCACGCGAATATTTAAATTTCCGAGACCTAGATTACATTAGAGAAATTGCAGAATGCGTTGAATACAATGCTGCATTGGCTAGCGTCGAGCTGGCAAAGCGTTTTGGTACATTCGAGGCTTACGAACATTCGGAATGGAAGAATGGCAATCGTGTTGCAAAGTTTGCAGAACATGCATCCGGTAAATACGATTGGGATTTCCTGCAAAGCCAGATTAATGAGTTTGGTATTAGAAATAGTCAGCTCACCAGTCCGGCACCTAATACCAGCACCTCAATCTATATGGACTCGAGTGCAAGTGTATTACCGGTTTATGATGCGTTTTTCTCCGAAGACAACAAGAATGGTAAATTGGTTGTTGTTGCAAAGTTCCTAAAGGATAATCCCATTGCCTACAGTAAAACATTTTCGAAGCATACCGCAACAGAAATTATTGATGTTGTAGCCGAGTTGCAAAAGTTCATTGATACAGGCTGCTCAATGGAGTTAATATTTGATCAGCGCAAAGAATCATTCAACGCCAAAGAACTCTATGATGCAATCCATTATGCACATAATAAGGGATTAAAGGCGATATATTACATTCGCACTATAAAGAATAACTCAGAAATAATAGTAAAAGAAGAGAGTTGTGTGAGTTGTGCAGGATAAGGAAACTATGCGAAATATTAAGATAATGATATACCACTTTATTAATGGAATATATAGTGGTATCCCGATATGTTGTTCATTTTTCTTTACAAAAAGATACATAAATAATGCACTTGTGGCATCAGAAGTGGCAAAGGAAAGACGCCTCTTTGCCGGTGGTGACGGTAAAGTCTTCAGGATGATATTTTCTAATAAAGAAAGAGCCGACTATGTTCAATGTAGTAGATGTTTTCGGGAAAACAGAATAGCGAATCTAAAAGATAATGGACACATATTTAAATGGATATTAAAATGACAGAACTCACTCAGAAGAAAATATTCGATGAACTCGGGGATGATTCCACTATAGCACGTCAAATGATTAATGGTACCGCTACTGGCATCCTTAACTTAAATAGTGTTAAGTACCAATGGGCCCCGAAGTTGCTTAAAATAATGCTTAATAACTTTTGGATTCCTGAAAAGATTTCTCTTGTTGACGATAAAGTAACAATCAAAGAACTCACCAAAGATGAAATGGATGCGTTTAAGAACACTCTGTCGTTCTTAATTGCACTAGACAGTATGCAGGTTTCAAACCTGCCAAATATAGCAGATTACATTACTGCACCAGAAGTGGGTGGTTTGTTTACACTACAGGCACAACAGGAATTAATTCATTCCTTATCTTATCAATATCTATTACAGGAATTGTTCCCTAATGTTGAGCGTGAAGAAATTTACAATCATTGGAGAAACAACCCGCTGTTGCTAAAGCGTAACAAGTTTATTGCCGGGCAATATCAAAAGTTTATTGACAGCAAGACTATAGGTAATCTTAAGATTGCTGTAGCAGCTAACTTTGCATTAGAAAGTATCTATTTCTACAATGGATTCCAATTCTTTTATCAGTTGGCGGCTCGCAATAAAGTTGCAAACGTTGCTAAAATGGTTAAGTACATTGAGAACGATGAGGTAACTCATGTCAGTATGTTCTCCAATATCATCCGTGAAATATTCGATATCAATGACGATGGTGACAGAAAGATTCTGCTCGAGAATATTACACAGGCAGTAGAGCAAGAAATAGAATGGGCAACAAATATATACGGAGATAGAATTCTTGGTATATCAACAGAAAGTTCGGAATCTTATATTAAATACCTTGCTAACCAAAGGACTAAATTGTTAGGACTAGGGGTGGTTTATAAGGGATATACCAAGAATCCATACGAATATTTAAGCTCAGAAAAACGAGAGAATTTTTTTGAAACACGAGTGACCGAATATTCGAGATCAGAAGCGGTCAACGGTTGGGACGATTTTTAATAAGAAAGGTATTGAATGTTAGCACAGAAATCACAAGAGACACCATATATCGCAGTTTTTAAGACTGTAGGTGGTGAGGAATTTATCGGTAAGGTAATAAACGAAACAATGATGGCTTATCATATTAAGAACCCACTTTGTATGGTAGCAACCCAACAAGGATTTCAGTTTGCCCCGTTTATTATGATGGCAGATCCCGAGGTGCATATTGCAGTTCCAAAGCCGGTAATTACGGCATCCCCTGCACCAAAATTGCAAGAACAGTATGAACAGGCAGTTTCGCCTATTCAATTATTGAAGAAGTGACTATAGATATAGAATTTAATAATATTAACACACAAAGGAAATATATTATGAAGCCAACTGGAAAGACCCCGTACGAAATCAGACTAGATCTTTTGCAACTTGCATTTGACATTCTAACTTCGAAGCACCTAGCAGCTGGTGTCCAGAACGGTAACAATGTTACCACCTCTCCAACCACCGAGGAAGTAATCGCCGAGGCTGATAAGATGAATAATTTCATCTCCAAGGCAAATCAGTCGCAATAATCAGCTCGGTCATTTACTATACATAGATGACAAGAAGACTACTAGACACAATTAGCGCATGGATGAATTACAATCCTCCATGCGCATTATCGTCGAAGGGATGGCGCCTCTTTAATGAAGAATTTAAGAAGAATGCGCCAATCCGATTCTGGATTAAGAACGACTTTCGATCTGCGATAATTCTTCCCGTCCGTTGGAAAAAGGAGGCAATTTGCGATTGGATCCGTTATAGAACCTACGATCGTTACCATGTAATAAAGACTGGACTTAAGCCAGGCTATTACAGTGCGAAAATGCAGATGTTGCATGTTAATTTCAATATTCTCAAGGATTTTGTTGAGGTAGAGCAGGCTTGGGTGAGCCGCTGCCGGGAGACTAACAAGTCTATCAATCAGTACTGGCCCCTTTCCGTTTTCTTCCGATACACTTTCCGCAGACCAGACTTAGGAATCAAGCATTTCCAGTGGGCAGCAACTTTGGATGATCCGAAGCTCCCCCCACACGAACGCTGTGATCACCAAGCAGTTGCCGCCCGCGAAGTCTTGGAATTATATGATTGGTGGGTAAATAAGCGGCCGTCTAGAAAGGAAATTGAAGTCCCTGCATATGCAGACCAGGGTCTCGGTGATGTCCTGTCATGTTTCGACGATGATTTTAATAGAGATGCATATGATTTCAAGGCACATTGTGCTGCAATGGATGCTCAGGACAAACTCGATAAGCAATGGGACATCGAAGATGATCAGATGCTTATTCGCTTAATAAAGATTAGGCACGAAATATGGATTT